CCTTTTTAGGCCCAATTAAGGAACCTAGAAAGTTTGAGGCCACAACCCCCGGGACCTGCAAGCAGGGTTTTTAATTAACAACCACCGTCAGTGTAACGGTGCACGCGACAACATTCAATTACCTGTCCTTCCATGGCGTCACAAGGAAAGCCATTTCCAACCAGGCAGTGGAACTAGACACGTTGCCCAAAAGAGAAAGCTCAAAACTCAAAGAAGAGCCAGCGGGGCCGCCCGCATAGCCATGTATCCAAGAGGCGGCGCGCGAGCCGCCATGAATCCAAGACCAGCAGACAAAGCCTGACCAGCAACCATGGTACCTCCAGCAACAGCCACGGCATTACGTACACCATCCCAGAAGCTGTTAGGCGTCGAGGGGTGGATAGACTGCGTGGAGGCCAGGTCAATAGAAGTGTTATAGATCACACGCCATTCAGTGAACACTTCAACAACATAGTTGACAGCAGAGGAGGTAGGAGCGAACACGATGCAGACAGGTGTTAAGGAGTCCTTCGATACATTGTTAGTTGAAGCGAGAGGACTGGCAACCTTTTCACCAAAGCTACTCCACTCAATTGGATCGAGCGGGGCCGCACAACAACTCACCGTACCGTTCATTGACTCAGAGGCGGTAAAGCCCCGGATTTCACGGCGAGTCGTCAAACTGTTACCCAAGGCATTGAAGGTCGCATAAGATGTGCGATTGATGCGTCCTTGGGCAGCGCCTAAATAAAAGCGCCCAGCTGCGGCAGTTACAGGGTCGACACACTTGACAACCACCGTCATGGAATGCAAGGAACACTGGGCAGACCCAGCGGCATAACCATCGATGATGGGGTCCACGAGACCCGACTCGGTTGTTCCAGGCACATTGGTGCCCACACCCTGAATCATGATGTTAGACACCACGTTGCCAGGGATAGCATTCGACCTGTCCGTATAGGCTGCAAAAGTCAGAACGGTCAGCTGACTACTAGTGTTAGTAGCAACAGCCAGCTCAGTACGAGACCGCACGACAGTATATGAGCCGGTAGATATGGGACAGGGAACATGGACGTTACGCCGAGCGTCAATAGCGTCGAGAACAGAATGGCCGCCGTTCCCCCGACGACCACCCGGCCGCATAGCCGCCCTTTGAGGCCTTTT